GGGTCATGGCAATAAAGACATGGCTTATGTAACACTTTCTTTTAATCAATTCTGTTGCAGAGTTTTCAGAAAACGCTGTGGAAAAGTTGCAAATGGACATTTAGAGATAAGATATTTTAATTGAGATACAGGCGAATGATAAACAAACCCGGATTTGCGCTGCTCTGCCTTACGCCATCAATACTAATATTAACGGAGATAGGGTAGCATAGCCTCGTCTTCTTACGTTGTAAGTTTCTTTCTTGACAACAGCACAAGTGGCAGACAAAGAGTCTTATACTATGTGGGAGGGCGAGTCTCCTGAGTCCGGCTAATCCCTCGGCACCATTTAGGTGCCTTCAGGAGCCAGCAAGAGGATAGATAGGAGGGTGTCTGAGGGGTCTTTACTAGAAATGGTAACTCGTTGTGTCCTGCAGAAAATATCTATAAGGACTTTAGAGAGTGATTTATTAGTATGCAGTCCATGGGGAGGCAGTACTTGCCTTTGAGAAAGTAAGTCGCGAGCCTGCCGTAGGAAGCGGGACTGTAGATCTTGAGATCCGAAAGTATATAGGAACTGGGACTGGTGTCCAAGATACTAGGGTCTTTCGTCAGAATTTACACCTCAAGAAAAAGATACATATTGCCAAACCAATTATCTATTTGTGGAAACCGTCAAGTCTCCAATTAACTAGTATTTGGCGAATGATTATTCAAAGGAGCACTTTGCTCTTACAACACCCGTAGGCGTATAAATTGCGTCGACGGGTTTAAAATGTTTCAGGGGACATACATTTCTGAGTTCTCATTGAGAGCTCAGTTGAGGTAAGACACCAACTTCACTTTGTAAAATGGAATGGTTACGTGATGCTGACAAACTGTCAGTACAGCACAACACAAACCCGGGGCATCGTGCGAAATTCAGAGCGACTAGTTCTGAACGTACCTTTGAATAGATCATAGACACAAATACTACTTGTCAAATTGGTAATATGTTACCGGGATTCTTGTCCTATTTTGAATCTTAATGCTGGCATCACCGGCCTGTATTCTAATATCTCATCTCTATCTATCTATTTGCTGTTTTTGGTACCTGGCGTTGTACGGGGTGCTGGCTCTTTGATGATCTGATCGCGGACTAAGAGGTCTTTGATTAGATTTCTTTCTCGATTAGTCAGCAGAGGACCCCCTTTAAGATCTACATCGTATTTGATTAGATTGGCATCCAATGCGCGTCTGTGAAACTTCTCTGCAGGTTCGATCAGTCTCTCATCGGCAAATGCTATCATGTAGATGTTGGAGGCGAAATTAACTACAAACTGCAGCTCTTCTGGTTTTCGTACAATACATTGCGAAAGCAGAGTATCATAGAATCCTTTGATGACTGCATCTTTTGCTGTTATTTTCAGTCTCGCGGAAGCAGTTACTTGTTTGATCTTAGAAAGAAAATCGATCGTGAAGTTCCTGAATACCGCTGTCTGAGATATAAGCAAGCTTAACTGTTTCTCAGGAATAAGGTGCTCTCTGAATAAGTAATAATAGATCTGCATTTTGCTTAGCAGATTGCTTTGTACATTCAGGATGTCCATGATATCATCGATATTGCTCGGAGTAAGGTAGTTACGAAGATGCCAAACAACCGTTTCAGATGTGACGTTTTCGTCTATCCAGGCGAAAAGCACTCCGAAATGGATCGATCGAATCTTCGTCCCTGCAATAATCCAATTTCTGGCGAACTCGATAGTTGGTGGTTGGTCCTCTGAGACAATTGTCTTTTTGGAGTTTATCACAACCCCGATATCCGCCATGATTTCGAGATATTTCTCAAATGATGGCCGATGCCCCCTAATTAAGAGATCATCACCAACTAGACTGTAATCGCAGACCGGAACTCCGGATGCGAATACAATGTAGTGGTGAGTGAGCGACATTGTGGTCCAGGATGAGAATAATCCCATCCCGTTCCCCACTGCGTACTTCATCGATTTGTGAAGTTTCTCATAGGCTGACCCTCTAGTATCGTATTCACGATCTATTATGATGAGCCAGTCGGAGGCTATCTGGTCCCCGTCAAATCCAAGTCTCGATAATATTCGAGCGAGGACTCGGGCCTGGAGCACCCGAGGCATTCGGTCAGTTGCTGCCGATAAGTCGAGTGAGTAGAAATTCTCAGAGATGTTTCTGAAAAGATCCAGTCCGGACGGATGTGAAAATGTCTTGTCCGATTTTAGCAATCGGAGCAGTTGGAAACTTCCAAAATGTATTGCTGAGAGGGCCGTTTGAGAGACCCAATCAGCGATCGCGATGGTTCGGGCTTTGGCACCCGGGGCGGTAAAAGTAACAATCCGAGATGCCTTCGTTCTAGGGAAAGATGAGTCCCACGCCGTATTAGCAAACAAATTGTCTACTAATAGGATGAACTCGTCTCCTCCTTTGAAATGATCGGCAATTCTCTTGATTGCGTCACGAATCGGAAAATCTCTCCAGATCGAATTAACGTCCTGGAGGATGTTCACATCATGAGAACCTCCCGCCGGCGATGACGCATTTCCTGAGTATATTTGCAGTCGGAAGTGCTCTTTCACTGATTCCAGATTTGGAATTGTGTCGATCCACTTGTCGATCTGCTCATTACAGAAGTACTTTGCTTGTGCTTCTTGTAGCGAAGCTCGGCCGTTATAAGGTCCTAGAATAGTGGCTGCGTCAGGTATCGCTTTAGCTGCGAACTGTCTGTATACACAGATGCTAGAGTGTATTATTGATAACACTTTAGATCTTTGCACATCATCGCTGATACCTTTAGATTCTAATAATAGTATTGGAAGAATTCTAAAGAGATTAGCGTAATTTGCTGCTAATACACCGAGTTCTGGGTTAAAATCTACCGTCACGTATTTCTCGTGGTAGCAGTACTGTTCTAGTTCTTTGAACGCCTTGATTACATCCGCAGCCGAAGTACGGGCTTTGGGTACCTTGCTAACTGGTGAATTGAGGAAGAGTACTTTCATTACATCAGAATTCTGATGTAATTGTTTATTCTCCTTCTTCTTACCGGGAATGGAAATGTATCTATCTACAAACATGTATTTAGATACAGCCAGTATTTCGCCGATAAACGACTCTAACTGGTCTTTCAGGACTGGACTGATGAGGAGATCGGAGACTAAAGCTCGAAGTAATCTCTCTAGTGAGGTGTAACGTCTGTTACGGAGGACCGACTTTAGGTCGATCGGTGTTGCCGATTGGCTTGCTGTGAAATT